AATTGCAACACAATTCACAAAAGCATGGGACGGTAACAGAGTAACGATAAAAAAGGCAGCGGATGCACTGATAAAACTGTTTGCAGGCATAGGAATCAACATTTCCGAAGTTCCGGAAAGTTCATACGCAGTAAATACGAGAAATGTGGTAAATACAACAAAAACATTGACAGCACACCGCAGAAAAAGAGGTGAATGGAATTGAACTATGCAACAGCAGAAGCAGAGGACAACAGAGAGAAGATTTTGAAATTTATCGCTAAATACATAAAGCAGCACTGCTATTCACCGGCCATTTATGAGATCGCGACAGATACAGGACTGTCAAAGGCAACAATCAGAAGACATATAACAATGATGCTGGAGGATCACATTCTTGAGACGGAACATCCGGGAGACTCAAGAGCATATCGTATCAAAGGCACAAAAATAGTAATGGTAAAGGAGAAAAAAGACAAATGGAAATGATAATTCAAAATGAAACCGGTAATTTTACACTGCATGTACGGATCTCAGACTCGAAAGAATATGATTTTCTCAAGGATGTGACAGAGCTGGCACGAAAGTATGATTTCGAAAATGATGATTTTGAGATTGAAGATCCGGAAAAGGAAACAGATCAGGTACCGGAGACAACGATTAGCGAAGCTGCAGAAGAATACAAAGGATTTTTACATATTCGTTGCGAAGAATGTGGAGAGACAATCTCGTACAACGCAAAAGAGCCAGAGACACAGCACAAATGTAAGAAATGCGGACACGTAACACAGCTTAGAGCTTTAAAGCCAATGTATGCAGAGTGCAAAGCCTGCGGAAGTTCATGGAAGTACATGACAAACAGAAACACTGCAGAACTGACGCAGGAATGCTTACAGTGCGGAAATTTGATCGACATGGAAATGAACTCACGCCGCACAGCGTATGTAACAAAAACGAAACGGGGGGGGGACAAGACCTCAAGGAAGTAGATTCAAAAGGAGAAAATGATGAATAAAGTAATTTTGATGGGACGTTTAACCAGAGATCCGGAAGTGCGCTACGCTTCCGGAGATAACCTGGAAATTGCCAGATATACACTTGCAGTAGACCGGAGATTCCATCGTGACGGAGAAGCAACCGCAGACTTTATCAATTGCGTGACTTTTGGCCGTGCTGCAGAGTTTGCAGAGAAATATCTGCGACAGGGAACTAAAATCGCTGTTTCTGGACGCATTCAGACCGGCAGTTACACGAACCGAGATGGACATAAGGTCTACACAACAGAGATTGTAGTTGAGGAACAGGAATTTGCAGAGGGAAAGAACGCCGGATCCGGCAGCAGTCGCCCACAGCCAGCTCCTGAAACAGATCCAGACGGTTTTATGAATATTCCGGAGGGAATAGAGGAAGAAATGCCGTTTTGATGAGAAAGGAGAAAAATGGACAACAAGGAAGCGAGGATAATCGTAAATCAGCGCAGACAGACACGCTGGTTCAAAGACTATCATACAAATTACAAGAAAAAGCTGGAGGAACACAGAAATGCAGTCATTTCCGAAGCAGAAAAAGAAAAAACGGACTAAAAAGAAAGAACCAGAGAGACCGAGCATCCTACACAGCAGAGAAAGCGGCACTTGTTATCTCTGCATGAAGCTACACAATGATTACAGACGACATCCGGCTCTCCAGGAGCATCACATTTTCGGAGGGTGTCCGAATCGGACACATTCGGGGCATTATGGATTGAAAGTATATCTCTGTAATGTGCATCACCTGGCAGGAACAGGGCCGGAGGCAGTACATTCAAACCAAAAGGTCATGGATATGCTGCATGAAGAGGGGCAGAGAGCTTTTGAAGACCGGTTCGGCAGCAGGGAAGAGTTTATGGAGATCTTCGGAAAAAATTTTATAATGGAGGATTAAAGCCATGATGGACATAGGAGACGTAAAGAAAGTTATTGATAACGTAGCACAGAAGCCATTCCTTTGCAGTGACACTGAGATTGAGACACAGAACGGATACATAATCACAACAAAAGCACATTATGACGAACTTCTAATTGCGAAAAGAAAAGAAATCCCTTGCAGAGTTTCACAGAGAGAGGACGGACTCTGGGAGTGTCCGGTATGCGGAGCAACAGATCAGCATGGACATAACTACTGCGATCAGTGCGGACAGAGACTGGGATGGAAAAATCCATTACAAAATCAGAAAGGGGAATAAAAATGTCAGAAGTGTTCATAAGAAGCCAAAAGAAAAACTGCTTGTACAGATTTGGAGGGAATTGTACATGCATAAGCTACGATAGTATTCAAGGAACGACTGGAGGAAAGAAATACAGAGTATGTATTAATAACGGCGGATTGCATAACGACACGCTTGGGATATACAAAAGCGAAAAACGCTGCATAGAAATTCTTGACGAGATACAAAAAGTGTGCGGATCTTATCTGTACGCAAACGGAGCAACTGGCTTCTTGCAGGGGACAGTAGGGTTTCCGCCAATGGCGGCGAGCATACCGCGTTTATATGAAATGCCAGAAGAATAAAGGAGAGTAGAAATGCCAAACGTGAGACCGCTGAACAGAAAGAAATATAATATATCAAAGAGAGCTTTTCAGACCGCATACAACTATTGCTTGCAGTATACAGAGTGGAAAGAGGAGCTGGCCGTAAAGAGAGACACAAGAGCCGGACAGAATCTGACTGGACAGCCGGGATCACATAACTGTTCTGACTCAACCGCAGACGCAGCCATGGAAGCAGCAGAGATTACACGCAAGATAAAGAAGATCGAAGAGGCAGCCATGGAAGCTGTAGGAAAAGAAAAAGAGCTGTATCCATATCTGCTGTATTATGTGACGACAGAATACTGCACATTCCAAGTGATGAAAGCCAGAGGCATTCCGTGCGAGAGATCGTACTTTTACGAAATGCGTAGGAGGTTTTACAGTATCATAGCAAGGAGGATTAAATGATAGAGTGCAACAAATGTAAAGCACAGGTAAATCTTAAAGTGAAAGAGGAACGTATACCAGGAACGGAGTTGGATGCTCAGTATATTCAGTGTGAAGAATGCAAAAAGAAATATATCGTTTTACTGAAAGACGGCAAGACAAAAGCAATGCTGCTACGCGCTAAGAACATGCAGGCCAGATACAGACGGATGTACGGGAGAAAGAACGTTGCGGAGGTGGAAGCATACAGAAAGCACATGGAGAATTACCAGAGAACAATACAGAGGTATCAGCTGCAGCTGAGAAACAATAACAAGAACCTGATAAAAGACTATCTGTAACTGCGGTACTCGCAGGACAATATAAGTGATATATTGATAGCGTGGTATAAAGATAAACCGCACGATAATTCCCCTCGAGGAGAGCTTGCAAACAGCAGGCTCTCTTTTTGGTTAGGAGGACACAATGACACAGCAGGAGATAGAGTTCGCGAGGTGGTGCGTGGCGAATGATATACACAGGTTCTATGTGTGGGGCAGATGGAAACAGGTCCGGCAGCAGGTGTTGGACATGGATCACAATGAATGTCAGAGGTGCAAAGAGCAGCACAAGTATACTGCAGCTACGACAGTGCATCATGTGAACTATGTCAAACGGCATCCGGAGATGGCTCTGGACATCTGGTATGAATGGCATGGAACCCGTAAAAGAAATCTGATAAGCCTATGCCATGACTGCCACGAGGCGGTGCATGGATACAGGAAAACGAAACGCCAGGAACCGCTGACAGAGGAGCGCTGGGACTGACTCCCCCCCGTCGGAAAATTTGCAATTTTTGGCGGCCGGCCGGAGACCGGTGGGTGGCCTCGACAAATCCGGGAAAAGTCGCGCATGATGAAAAATAAAAAAATAGGGGTGAAAAAATGGCCGAAAAAAAAGCGGATATATTAGAAAGCTTAAAAGAGCAATTGCGAAAAAAACAGGCGGATATATCTGTATTTAATGACCTTTTAGACGACTATATGACCCTCTATGATGTCAAAAAGAAGCTGAAAGCCGATATCAAAAAGCGTGGCGTGACATACGAAACTATGTCCGCAAGCGGCAAGGCGAAGATCGTGAAACAGAATCAATCCGTCAAGGACCTTGTAGCTGTTAACAAGCAGATGCTTATGATTCTGGACAAGCTGGAACTGACAACAAAAGAAACGATCAAGGGGGATGATGATGAGGAATTGTGATCCACGTATTGAGGCGTTCATGGAAGCCGTCGAGTCTGAGAAGATCAGGTCTTCCAGGGATGTTAAAGCGCTGGTATCACATGTCCGAAAATGTTTTGAAACCGAAGACATATATGTAGACAGCGAGCAGTTGACGAAATACATCGGGATCGCTAAGTATTTCCCGTTCGAAACGCTGTTTCCCTGGCAGATCTTTGTAGTAGGACTACATGATTGTACATACTGGAGAGTGTCAAAAACACCGCGCTGGCCGGATCTGTTCTGTATGTTAGGACGAGGAGCCGGAAAAGACGGTACGATCGCCTGGGAAGCTGCCTGTTTGGTAAGTCCGTACAACGGAATCCGCGCATATGACGTTGATATATGCGCAAACAACGAGGACCAGGCACTGAGACCGCTGAAAGATGTGGTTGAGGCCCTGGAAATGCCAGAACATACAAAAAAACTGAAAAAGTTTTACAAATGGAGTTCTGAAAAGGTTGTTGGTATAAAAACAAATTCAACGATTCTGGGAAGAACGAACAACCCGTCCGGAAAAGACGGTATGCGTTCGGGCTTGGTGGTATTTAACGAGATACACCAGTACCAGGATTACAAGAATATCGAGGTATTTACGACAGGTTTAGGAAAGAAACCACATCCGCGCCGGTCCTATTACACAACCCAGGGAGACGTAAGAGAGGGACCTCTGGACGATATTATTGAAACAGCGGAGGAGATCCTTTTCGGAGATATGCCGGATAACGGCCTGCTGCCGTTTATCTGCCGCCTGGACAGCAAGGAAGAAGTACACGACGAAAAGAACTGGGAGAAAGCAAACCCATCCCTGCCGTATCTTCCGACGCTTATGGGCGAGATCCGGAAAGAATACCGGGATTGGCTTGTACATCCAGAACGCCTCTCCGCGTTCATGACGAAGCGAATGAACATTCCGTCAGGATCAGTCGAGATAAAAGTCTGTTCGTATGAAAAAATTAAGCTCACAAACAGAGAAATCCCGGATCTGGACGGACGGATCTGCACATGCGGAATTGACTTTTCAAAGATCACGGACTTTGTTTCCGTGAATTTGCATTTCAGAGACGAAAATAACCGGTATGACATCAATCATTCCTGGTTATGCAAACAGTCAAAGGATATTCCGAGGATAAAAGCGCCGCTTGCAGAGTGGGAAAGAAGAGGACTATTGACGATTATTGACGACGTAGAAATACATCCGGAGGTAATCGTTGATTATATCCAGCTTGCAATGACGCAGTATTGCATCAAGGGCGTCGCAATAGACGATTTCCGTTACGCATTGCTGGCAGGAGCGCTCAGAGAGATCGGATTCGACGCAAAAGTATACAAAAACCTGAAACTTGTAAGGCCGTCGGATGTCATGAGAGTCGCGACAGTAATAGATAGCTGCTTCGCGAATAATTATTTCATCTGGGGCGACAATCCGGTCCTTAGATGGGGAACGAATAACACGAAGATGGTCCAGTACGGAAGAAAGCCAGGGAAAAAGGATGATGCAGACATAGGAAATTATGTGTACGGGAAAATTGAAGCGAAAAGCAGAAAGACAGACCCGTTCATGGCACTTGTCGCATCTATGACCATAGAGGACATGATCCCGTATGCAGCAGCTGCAGAGCTGCCAGACATCGGCGTAATGATTTATTGAAAGGAGGTGAGGCAGAAATGGGGTTTTCATTCCGAAACCTGATCCGGGGAAAACCAGATCAGGAAGAAAAAGAACCCGAACAGTCAATTGAAAATGTTGAACGTTTCGAAATTACAGACAATCCGATTGAAAACATAGTAGCAGAGATATATCTGAGAGAACTTGCTTTTCAAAGAGCAATTCAGATCATTGCGAAACTGCTTGCGAAATGTGAGATTCGTACATTCCTAAATAGTGAGGAGATATTCCGGGACGAATACTACGTCTGGAACATTGAACCGAACCGAAATCAAAATAAGCAGCAGTTTTTTGACAAGCTGGTTGAAAAGATGTTCCGCAACAATGAGGCCCTGATCGTTGAGGGTATAGACGGACAGATCTATGTGGCGGACTCTTTCTGCACGAACAGAAATGCATTGTATGGGAATACATACAGCCAGGTTACTGTTGATGATTATACGTTTTTACGGACATTCAGATCGGCGGACGTTATGTACTTAAAGCCGAACTGGAAAAATGTAAATACAGTGCTGCAGGGACTATATGGATCTTACTCGAAACTGATCCAGTATGGTTCCAAGAATTTCCTGAAATCTCATGGATCAAAAGGGATTCTGGACATATCGACAGTAGCGCAGAACTCAAAGAATTTCAGCAAAGACCTTGAAAAATTGATGAATGAGTATTTCAAGACGTTTTTCGAAAGTGAAAACGCAGTGCTGCCGTTATTTGACGGTTATACATTCACTGAGGCGAAAAACGCAAAGAATTACAACGAGACAACGACGCGAGATATCAAAGCACTGTATGATGATATATTTGATTTTACGGCGCGTGCGTTCGGAATCCCGCCGTCAATTCTGAAAGGCAATGTACAGGACAACAGCAAGGCAATAGACGAATTGCTGACCGTTACACTGGATCCGCTTGCAGAGTCCCTGGCAACAGAGATCAATCGCAAGCGCTACGGAAAAGCAGTCCTGAAAGGCAGCAGATGTATGGTTGATACGTCGCATGTTAAGCATGTAGACCTGTTTAGCAATGCAACTCAGATCGACAAGCTGGTGCAGTCCGGAACACATACGATCAACATGATCTTGCGTGCGCTGGGACAGCCGCAGATCAACGAGGACTGGGCGGATCAGCATTTTATCACAAAGAACTATGGAACCGTTCAAAATGTTTTACAGGATATAGAGGGAGGTGGAGAAAGTGCCAAAGATGGAAACACAGAATAAAACTAATTTCTGCTTTAAGCAGGCGGCAGATCCGGCGACGCATCTGCTTTACATCTATGATGATGTGTCTGCCTATGGCGAATTTGACTGGAAAACCTGGTCATATGCAGAAAGCGAGACATCTGCGAAGTATTTCCGCGATCAGCTGGCCGCAATCCCGGCAGAGCACACGATTGAGTTGCATATCAACAGTAATGGCGGATCTGTAAAAGAGGGTGTTACAATTTACAACCTTTTAAAGCAGTCCGGAAGCCATGTAAAAGGAATCGTGGACGGCGTTGCATATTCCGTCGCGTTCGTTATATTGCAGGCGTGTGATGAAAGAATCATGGGAGTAGGAACAACAGCTCTGATTCATGAGCCATGGGTTACAGCATCCGGAAACGCCAGGGAACTGAGAAAGACAGCGGACGATCTGGACGTGCTTACAGCAAGCAATCGCAAGATCTTCCTAGAACGCTCGAATCTGGATGAACAGCAGCTCGCGGACATGATGACCGCAGAAACATTCCTGACACCGGAGGATTGTCTGCAGTACGGCCTGATCGACAAGGTAGAAGATTACGGACATGCTCCGGAGGACGATACAACCAGAGAGGAGATGCAGAAACGTCTCCAGGAAGTTGTGCAGCATATGAATGACACAAAGTCATTCAGAGAACAGTTGAAACTTATGCAGAGCAGCCAGAAACCGCCAGCAGATCCAAAAGAGCCACCACACACACTGCAGGGATTCTTGCAGGGATTCAAAAAAGGAGAATAAAATGAAAAACAGAGATTTTATCGCGTTGAAAAGAGGGGAAATCCTCAACAAAATGAATGCAGCAGTTGCAGCAAATGACGCAGAAGCGTTTACAGAGGTGTTCCTGGAACTCTGCCAGGATATTGAACAGAACGTGCTGGAAGAAGCCAAAGAGCTGATGAACCAGAACGATGTGAACGTGCTTGCACAGAGAGGCGTTCGCCAGCTCACAAGCGCAGAAAGAGAATACTACGAAAAAATCATTGATGCAATGAAATCCCAGGATCCGAAACAGGCACTCAATAACATCGAGACTGTTTTCCCGGAAACAATCATCAATTCTGTTTTCGATGAACTTACAACAAATCACCCGTTACTGGCTAAAGTGAATGCAACAACTGTTTCCGGACTCACAAGAATGATGATGAACACAAACGGAGAACAGAAAGCAGCATGGGGAAAACTTACAAGTAAGATCATTGAGGAACTGACATCCGGATTCAAGGAAGTGGATGTAACTCAGGACAAACTTAGCGCATTCTTGCCAATTTCTAAAGCTATGCTGGATTTAGGACCGGCATGGTTAGATAAATACGTGCGTGAGGTACTCACAGAAGCCCTTGCAAATGGACTGGAGTATGGAATCGTAAACGGAACCGGAAAAGATCAGCCAATCGGAATGACTCGCCAGGTAGGAGACGGGGTGACAGTTGTATCCGGGGAATATCCGGAGAAAGAACCGATCAAGATCACTGCTATGAACATGATCCAGCTTGGAAACATTACATCAATCATGGCACGAAACAGCAAAGGCCAGGCAAGAGTAGTCAGCAACCTGATTATGCTTGTAAATCCGGTAGATTACTGGAAAAGAGTGCTCCCGGCAACTCGCGCAATGACTCCGGACGGCGTATACGTTTCAACACTTCCAATTCCGGTAGAAATTATTCAGTCAGCAGCAGTTAAAGAGGGAACAGTCACATACGGCATGGGAGACAAGTATTTCCTTGGAGTCGGCATGGCTAAAAACGGAAAAATCGAATACTCTGACGAGTACAGGTTCCTGGAAGACGAAAGAGTCTATCTTATCAAAGCATACGCTCACGGATTCGCCCTGGATAATAATGCTTTTGTCGTTCTTAACATCGAAAACCTGCAGCCGGTTCGCTTCGAGGTAGTAAGCAAAGTAGAGGAACACGTAGACAATGCACTTTTAGCAGACTTAAAAATCGGCGGTCTGACACTGACTCCGAAGTTTGACGCAAGTACAGAAAGCTACACTGTTACAACAACCGCCGCAACAAATACAATCACTGCATTCCCGGAATCAGCAACCGCAGACATTGAGATCAAAGTAGGAGCAACACAGGTGACAAACGGCGGAAAAGCAACCTGGAACAGTGGATCCAATACAGTAACCGTTAAAGTAACAGATGGAGAGCAGACAAAGACCTATACTGTAACCGTCACAAAAGAATGATGAGGTGAAATGCTATGTCAGAAAATGAGCTTTCAACACTTCTCGAAGAGGTCAGAAATTACCTGGACATCACCTGGGACGATCCGAAAGGAGACGAAAAACTCATAGGGATGATAAAGCGCGGCATGGCATCATTATCCGGAGTGTTAGGAGAGTGTGATTTCCTGGGGGACACCCAGGAAAAAGCACTCCTTTTTCAGCTGGTAATGTATGAACGCTCTGGAGAACGGCAGCAGTTTTGGATAAATTATAAAAGTGAGATCATAAGCCTGCAGATAGCGAAAAAGGTGGATGAATATGCCGAGGATCAAAAACAAACAGTTTGAAACCTTTACAGACGGAGTGCTGAGTATCTGCAATGTAGAAGAAAGAACAATCACATACACAAAACTGAAAGGCATACGTTTCGGAAGCCGTACGATCGGAGAACGGCGTTATTTTGACGCGCAGACAGCAGGAAACAAGCTGTCAAAGCTCTTGAGCATTCCGGCGGAAGTTTTGAACCGGGAAAACATAGAAGTCCTGGACGTGGTTGTTATTGACTCTCAAAGTGGATGGCTCTGGGATCCTTTTGATTTCGAAAGAGATGAAATAAACGAACACAATCCGGCTCAATACAAAATCGTACAGATTCAGGAGAAATTTGATGCCACACCGCCTGCAGTATATTTGTCACTGGAAAAAATTGTGCAGCTTTACACAGACAGGAGACCGGATCGTGAGTAACAGCATCAGAATTGATGATCTGGCAGCAGAGATCAATAGCCTCGTTGAAGACTACGGAAAACATTGCGCTGCGACAACAAAAGAATGCGTGAACAATGTAGCAAAAAGGACAGTTGCAAAGCTGAAACAAAATTCTCCGGTAGCAACCGGAAAATACAAAAAAGGATGGAAGAAGACCGTAGTAAAAGAGAACGCTACAAGCCTGATCGTGGCGATCCACGATACAAAATACTCCCTGGTGCATCTGCTGGAGAAAGGACACCAGAAACGGGGCGGAGGAAGAGTGGCAGCAATTAAACATGTAGAGCCTGCGGAACAGGCAGCAATTGCAGAACTGGAAAAGGAGATCGCATCAAAGTTATGATGTCAGCTGAACAGATCAAAAACATGTTAAGCGAGGTGGGACTGCCTTATGAGTACGATCATTTTACAACTCATAACTGGATAGAACCGCCTTTTCTCGTGTGGAGGATTCCAGAGAGCGACAATTTTGCCGCAGACGGAATCACATATGTAAAAATCGACGTCCTGAACATTGAATTATACTCAGACATTAAAGACTGGAATAATGAGAAAAAAGTTGAGGATATTCTTGAAAAGTACGGCATTGCATACCAGAAGACAGAATCATATCTTGAGTCTGAAAAAATGTATGAAGTCCTGTACGAAATGGAGGTATAAAAATGTCTAAGAACAAAGACAACAAAGTTAAATATAACATTAAAAATGCACATTATGCAGTACAGAAAGAAGACGAAGAGGGGACAATTTCATTCGAAACTCCGGTACCGATTAAAGGTGCCGTATCCGTGTCATTTGATGCAAACGGAGATATAACCCCGTTCTATGCCGATGGAATCCAGTACTATGTATCCGCTGCGAATAACGGATACGAGGGCGATGCGGAATTTGCACTGATTCCGGATCAGTTTAGAGAGGATATTCTGAAAGAACAGAGAGACGAAAAAGGCGTGCTGCATGAGGTTTCCGACTCTGGAGATACACAGAAATTTGCATTCCTGTTCGAATTTGACGGAGACCAGAAAGCGACCAGAAGAGTGCTCTATAACTGCACCGCAACAAGACCGTCAATCGAATCAGAGACAAAAGAAGAGAATGTTGAACCGGGAACAGAGACAATTACGATCAGCAACAGTCCGCTGGCAAATGGCCGCGTAAAAGCTCAGACAACCGTTGACACAGACAAAACAGTATACGACGGATGGTATAAGACTGTATACTATCCAGAAACTATCACGGCAGCAACTCAGGCATCTGGTAAGAAAGTAACAGTGGGAAAACAAAGATGATTAAAACAATCAACATTGACGGGAAAGATGTGCTTTTTGCAGCAACTGCAGCAATTCCGAGAATTTACCGCATCCAGTTTCACAGAGATGTTTTTCAGGACATGGCAAAAATTGAAAAGTCCGTGAAGAAATCCCAGGACAACCAGAAAGAAAACGAGGTGTCCGAGTCGGACATCCCTATTGAAGATTTAGAGATGTTCGAAAACGTAGCTTTCGTGATGGCAAAACATGCAGCACAGAAAAAAGGCCAGGAGTTTCCTGAGGATGTCTACGACTGGCTGGATCAGTTCGACACATTCTCTATTTACGAGATTCTCCCGGAGATTGTAAAACTCTGGAATCTTAATACACAGACACAGGCAGAAGCAAAAAAAAACTTCGACCAAGTAGCCGGGAAATGACAACAGCGCTATTCCTCCTTAGATGCGCACAGACCGGAATCAGCATCCAGGATTTAGACCTGCTCACAGTAGGTCTGGTCCTGGATATTTTTACGGAAAAAATCAACGACGACTATAAGTGGCCAAAGATGGCAACACAGGAGGATATGGACAGATTCTAAGGGCGGAGGTGATAATGCTTGTCCAAAGGCCGCGACATAAGGGGACTCACTATTGAGATCGGCGGCGATACCACAGGACTACAAAAATCACTTAAAAATGTAAATACAGAGATCAAGACAACACAGGCGCAGCTAAAGGACATAAACAATCTTTTAAAGCTGGACCCGACGAACACAGAGTTACTGCAGCAGAAGCAGAAAGCTCTTGCAGATGAGATCAGCAGCACAAAAGAGAAGCTGGAAGCCTTAAAGACTGCAGAACAGCAGGCGCAACAGCAGTTTGTGGAGGGGAAGATTTCCCAGGAGCAGTATGACGCTCTCAAACGAGAGATCATAGCAACAGAGGAAAGTCTGAAATCCCTGGAGACAGAGGCAAAAAATGCGCCTACTCAGATGCAGCAGTCTATTGATGGACTGAATACAAAAATAAAGACAACACAGACAGAACTCAAAGAAATTGACAAGCTGTTAAAGCTGGATCCGACAAACACGGAACTGCTGCAGCAGAAACAGAGAGCGCTGTCTGATGAAATTGGAAATACAAAAGACAAGCTGGAACTCCTGAAAAGACAGGAGCAGGAAGTACAGCAGCAGTTCGCGGAGGGAAAAGCCTCTCAGGAACAGTACGACGCGCTCAAGCGTACAATTATAGAGACAGAAGAAAGTTTGAAGTCTCTTGAGAATACAGTCGGATCAGGATCTGCAAAACTGGCCCAGATTTCCACGGAAGCCGGGAAAATAGGGGAGAACCTGACAACCGCAGGAGAAAAAATGCTCCCGGTTACGGCGGCGATTACCGGAATCGGAACCGCTGCGGTTAAAACGGCAGCAGACTTCGATAGTTCGATGTCGAATGTAGCTGCTATTTCTGGATCCTCTGCAGAGGATATGGATAAGCTGCGAGAACGTGCGCGAGAGATGGGCGCACAGACAAAATTCTCCGCAAAAGAAGCCGGAGACGCTATGGGTTACATGGCCATGGCAGGATGGGACGCACAGCAGATGTACGACGGCCTCCCAGGAATCATGAACCTTGCAGCAGCCAGTGGAGAAGATCTTGCAACGACATCGGACATCGTAACGGATGCACTTACTGCGTTCGGAATGGAAGCAGAAGACAGCTCGCATTTTGCGGACGTATTAGCGCAGGCATCGTCCAGCGCAAACACAAATGTCGCCTTAATGGGAGAAACATTCAAATACATTGCGCCGGTCGCGGGCGCGCTTGGATATAGTGCCGAAGATGCGGCGGTTGCTATTGGTCTTATGGCTAACAGCGGAATTAAAGCGTCTCAGGCAGGTACGCAGCTGCGATCGTCCTTGACGAATATGATTAAACCGTCAAAGGATGTCGGGGACGCAATGGAAAAATGGGGATTCTACGCGACGGAAGCTGCCACAACAATAGACCAGAGCAAAATTGACAAGCAGATGGTCAGAGTGCAAAAAGCATCTCTGGCAGCAGAAAAAGCACAGCAGAAATACAATGACGCTGTTTCAAAATATGGGGCAGACTCAACAGAGGCGTCAAATGCAGCGGCCACACTGGAGATAAAACAGACAGAGCTTGCAAATGCGAATGAAACCCTGTCTCAGCTGCAGGAGGGAACAACTGCGAATGTAAGACTGTATAACAAAGCGTTGCAGAACGAAGACGGCAGTATGAAGTCGTTGCGCGAAACCATGGATTTTTTGCGTGAAACCATGGGCGGAATGACAGAAGCAGAACAGACGCAGGCAGCGACGGCCATTTTCGGAAAAGAAGCCATGAGTGGAATGCTCGCGATCATCAATTCTTCGGATGAAGATTATCAGAAACTTATTAAGAACATTGATAATTGCGACGACGCAGCTCAAAACATGGCGGAAACCATGCAGGACAACCTCTCTGGACAGATTACAGCTTTACAGAGTGCTCTGCAGGAGTTGGCAATTGCGTTCGGTGAGATTTTAATGCCGTATATCAGAAAAGCAGTTTCAGTGATCCAGGATTTCGTGAAGAAGCTAAACGGAATGAGCGAGGGACAGAAAAAGATAGTCGCGACAATTGCGCTGATTGTGGCCGCGATCGGACCGTTGCTCATAATGATCGGGAAAGTTGCGACCGGAATATCTGCAATTACGGGACTGTTTTCTAAGATGAAAACATTGACAACGATAACGAGCATACTTGGAAAAGTAAAAGGAGCTTTTACAGCTCTGTTCGGCGTTATAGCTGCAAACCCGGTTATCGCAGTCATAGCCGCGATCGTAGCCGCGCTAGTGCTGCTGTACACAAAATGTGAATGGTTCCGTGACGGTGTAAATGCTGTTGTACAAAAGATAGTATCATTTTTCACCGAGACAATACCGCAGGCATGGAGCACATTAATGGAATTTCTCTCAGGAGTTCCGGAATGGTGGTCCGGGATCTGGCAGCAGGTATCGGATTTCTTTGTAGGAATCTGGAATGGGATCATAACATTCTTTACGGTAACAATACCGCAAGCCTGGGATAGTGTTGCTACATTCTTTGCAGGCATTCCGGCGTGGTGGTCTGGAATCTGGCAGCAGGTATCAGATTTTTTTACGAACATCTGGACAACCATGATGCAGAATCCGGTTATATCCGGAGTCGTAACAACGATCACAACATTGTGGCAGAATGCAGTCACTACACTGCAGGGAATCTGGCAAGGTCTTGTCACTATTGCGCAGGGCGCCTGGGAGTTGCTGAAAAATACAATTCTCGCGCCGGTCATTTTACTGATCGACCTGGTAACAGGAAACTTCGAGAAGTTAAAAACAGACGCAACAAACATCTGGACAAACATCCAGAACGCTGCAAAGACAATATGGACCGGTATCAAGCAGGTAATTTCAACACTTGCGCAGGGACTTGTTACTGCAGTAACAACGATGTTCGCAGGATTCAAGAACACCTTATCACGGATCTGGACCGCTGCATCTCAGGCAGCGTCAAAAGCCTGGACATCAATCAAAAATTTTGTTGTAAACGCGGCAGAAAATTTGAAAGAGAGAGCATCAGACTCAATTCAGACTCTGAAAGAGAATGCGTCAGAATACTGGGACAATATCAGGTCAAACACTTCGGAAACCTGGCAGAATGTCAAGGAAACCGTTATAGACTACGCGAGAAACATGAAAGACTCAGCAGTAGAAACATTCAGAAGCGTAGTATCAGGAATATCCAGCGCACTGTCTGGCGTGTATTCAGCAGTCGTGAATGGATTCTCCGGAGCAATCGGTTACATTACAAGCCTGCCAGGACAGGCGATCAGATGGGGGCAGGATTTCGTGAACGGAATCGCAAACGGGATCCGCAGCTGCATAGGAAATGTCACATCTGCAGTATCAAGTGTAGCCAACACAATCAGATCATGGCTGCATTTCTCAAGACCGGATGAGGGACCGTTGCATTATTATGAAGACTGGATGCCAGACTTTATGCAGGGACTCGCAATCGGAATTGAAAAAAGCCGTGGACTGGTAACGGATGCAATGAAAGACGTACAGATGAGTCTGCAACTGGATACAAGCTCACTGAAAGACGCAAGTGATCCGAGCAAAACGGATTTCGCTGGAATTACCGGCATGTTAACACAGCTCATCCAGGTAATGAGCGCCGGACAGGATATTTATTTTGACAACCGCGAATGGGCTGGAAAACTTGCTCCGGCGATCAATAATGAACTTGGAAGAATAGCAAGGGAGGCAGCTTACAGATGAACAATGTATTGACAATAAAAGCAACGATCACTGTTGAAAGTTCTGGGAAAGTTATAGATACATTAGCAGACTGGGGCTGCGCAATTGGAAACAATGATTACATCGGGGAACCGGAGGTAGAGACGTATTTCATCGACGTCCCAGGAACTGACGGTTTCCTGGACGGATCAGAAGCGATCACAGGCAGACCGGTATATAAATCAAGAGAAATTGATATTCTGTTCGGCGGTAAGAAGCCGCGCGAAGACTGGGACAGCTTTATTTCAAACATTCGAAACAGACTGCATGGGAAAAACATAAGGATAACATTTTCGAACGATCCGGCATATTATTGGACCGGAAGAGCATATATAACAGATTTTGACCGGTCAAGAGAGATCGGTCAATTTCATTTAAGTGTGCCGAAAGCAGATCCTTATAAATATTCGCTTGCAGACTCAACAGAGGAATGGCTCTGGGATCCGTTTGACTTCGAAACCGGAGTGATAGATCAGGGAGCTGGGATCACAATATCCGGTTCCGGATCATACACGGTATACGCCGGAGATATTGCAATTGTACCGGTGCTGAATGTAAAAAGTATAGGTGCAGCAGGTTTAAAAGTTACAGGATGCGGAGAGACATACACATTAACACTTGGGAGAAACAGATTTCCAGACATCATTGTATTTGGAACAGATGAAACTCTGGAATTTTCCGGATCCGGAACACTGGATATTGTTTACAGGAGGGGATCATTGTGATTTATAAAATTAAATTAGATGGAAAAGTCCTGTATTATCCAGGGGACCGGCAGGCAGCAGTTATCAATCCGGAACTGGATTTACAGACTGGATATGCGGGGGAGCTTACTTTAAAGGTTCCACCGTTAAATCCGCTATACGGGGAAATTCACAACAGAAAAAGCATGGTTTCTGTATACAGAGGAAATACAGAAATCTTTTATGGAGAAGTCCGTACAAGAGAAAAAGACCGGTTTAAGAATCAGCCGACTAAAGTAACCGGAGCATTGTCGTTTCTGGCAGATACGATTCTGCCGCAGCAGGAATGGCACGATATGTCACCCAGGGAAATGTTGGATGCGTGGCTACAGTTGCATAATAATCAGGTTGAGGACAGGAAGAAAATCTATATCGGGGTTGTTACGATCCACGACAGCAATGATTCTCTGTACAGAATAACTGACAGAGAAAATACCCTTGAAGCAATCAGAGAGAAATTGGTTGATCGCCTGGGCGGACACCTGAGACTCAGGCACGAAGAAGACAAGCTATACCTTGACTGGATAAATATACAGGAATACGGCAAGTATTGCGAACAACCAATTCAATTCGGAGAGAACCTACTTGATTACTCAGAGACAATGACTGCCGACGATGTTATCACAGCTCTGATCCCGCTGGGGGCAGCAATCGAACAGGAAACAGACGAAAACGCATCCGAATTTGAACGCCTTGAAAAGAATGTGGACATTACATCCGTAAACGACGGAAAAGACTACATATACAGCAAAGAGGCGGTAGAAAGTTTCGGATGGGTGTGGAAAACAGAGAAGTGGGACGATGTAGCAACGCCAGCGAACCTCCTGAAAAAAGCAACAGAATATCTGACGACGCAGCAGTATGAGAACCTTGTCATTTCCCTGACTGCAGTGGATTTGTCATTGTTTGGCCAGGATTATGATTCTTTTGATATAGGAGACCGTGTGCTCTGCAATGCAATTCCGTATGGAATGAAAAAAGTATTGCCGGTTATGGAAATGAAAATCCCATTGCAGCAACCAGATCAGGCGCAGTTGACACTGGGAGAAAATCTGCAGCAGTCTTTCACAGATCAGACTACTGGGACATTTACTCAGATCCGGCAGGAAACAACAGAGGCTGGAAGAGTTCAAGCGTCTTGGATGAAATCCGCAATTGATAATCTCACGAAACAAATGACGGGAGCAAAGGGCGGATACAAACTCACGGAATTTGATGAAAATGGTCTCTGGCTTCGGGATCTGTACATGGATGCACCGGATAAAGACCAGGCAACAAACATACTGCAGATAAATAAAAACGGAATCGGCGGTTCTCATAATGGATATAACGGTCCGTACACGATCGGAATGACACTGGACGGTACGATCATAGGTGAGAGAATCCTTGCTGGTTCTGTTAAAACAGAAGCACTTTCAACAGAATGCAAAAACTACATTGAAACAAAAATATCAGACGGAGATTCCGCGAACAAAACAGCGATCCTGAAAGAGGTCACAACATCCCTGGAAGCCATGGACGGAAAGATAACTCTTTCTGTTTCGAGTTTGGAGCAGCAGCTGGAGAGAAAATCCGGAAACTGGTACGGAAATTATGAACCAACATCCGAAAACAATCCGGCATCTGCCTGGACGACAGACGAATTGAGGCAGGAACACGAAAGAGATCTCTTTTTCAATACCACAACCGGCTATGCTTATCAGTATCAGAAAAATGACAGTAATGAGTATGGATGGGTAAGGGTAAAAGACAAGGATATTGAAGCAGCTCAGAGCACAGCAGAATCTGCACTTTCAAAAATCGAGGTCCAGGAGGGACTTATAACCGCGGAGGTGTCCAGGGCAAAAGGGGAAGAGGAAAAGCTCAGATCAGCGATCACAATGACTGAGACAAGTATTCTTTCGACGGTATCGAAAACATATACAACGCAAGAGATGGCAAACAAGCTCTACGCAGATGCAGTCCAGGAGGGCCAGACAGCTGCAGATAATGCGGAAAAGAATGCAAAAGACGATACCGATACAAAACTGAAAAACTATTCCACAACAGTTGAAATGAATAGCGCGATCAGTCAGGCAGCAGACAGCATTACGCTGGAAGTGTCTAAAACATACGCCACAACTGGACAGCTAGAAGAAAAGTACATGGACGCGGTAAAAACCGGTCAGACGGCAGCAGACACCGCTGAAAGCAATGCCATGAAAGCCGGCCAGACTGCCGCAGATCAGGCAGAAAAGAACGCAAAAGCTGACACCGATACGAAGCTGTTGAACTATTCAACCACATTGGAGATGAACAGCGCAATCAAACAGGCAGCGGACAGCATTTCTCTGGAAGTATCAAAAACATATACAACAACCGTGGAAACAGAAGAAAAATACAATGCAGCGGTAAAAGCTGGCCAGGATGCTGCAAACACCGCTGAAAGCAATGCCACAAAAGCCGGCCAGACAGCTGCAGATAATGCGGAAAAGAATGCAAAAGCCGATACAGATGAAAAGCTGAAAAGTTATTCCACAACAGAACAAATGACGGCAGCTATTAAAATGGCGACAGATAATATTACTCTTGAAGTAACTACGGTACGCCAGGCAGTGTCGGAGAAAAACGGTAATTTCTACGGGAGTAAAATACCGACAACATCAAATGAACCAGCGTCCTCCTGGACAAGCGACGATTTAAAGTCGCTGCACATAGGAGATATTTACTATGATATCACAACCGGATATGCGTACAGATATACATATAAGGTTCCTGGATTAAAGATCACATTTTCATCAGACTCCAGAACGGAAAGCGTAAATTATGATTATGTAAAGATTTATTACAGTGATAACGGAACAATGAAACTTGCAGCGAAGCTGGGAGGAACTGACATTGCTGGTGCATCTGTTTTTGTTCCATCCTCAGAATTTTATGTGTACTGGCATACAGACGGTTCAAGCGATAGCTTCTACGGTTTCGCTATAGCGTCAGTTACCGGAACAACCGGAGAAACATCAGGAGCAACAATTGAGAGTTTGCCGAGTTACACTGCAACTGAACTGACAAAAGGGACATATCCAGAAAGTCCGAATCATGGAAGCTACGGAAACAATATAAATCTGCTATGGAAATGCTCCGGAACAACATCAGGAAGCAAAACGGCATCCTGGGAAAGAATCCAGGATCAGGATATTAGTGTTGCAAAAGCCCAGGCAGATGCAGCACAGACAACAGCAAACACTGCAAAGAATACAGCAAACACTGCAAAGAATACAGCTGACACCGCAAAAAGTACGGCCGAAACTGCAATATCCAGGATCACAGTTGCAGAAAACTCGATCACGTCAGAGGTTTCCCGTGCGAAAGGTGCGGAAAGTACTCTCAGCTCCCGAATCACGCAGACAGAGACGGAAATAGAGTCGAAAGTATCTGCTGGAGAAATTGCATCATCAATCAACCAGACTGCACAGTCGGTAAAGATTAATGCGTCGAAAATAGATTTCAACGGAATTGTAACGGCGAACAGTTATTTTAAAATTTTGACAGATGGTTCAATGGAATGCATTAGCGGCAAAATAGGCGGATTTTGGATTGATTCAACTAGCCTGTATGCATATGCGACAGGAAACTACAAAATGGAAATAAATTCGTCTGAAAAGAAACTGAAAATATCAGACGGTTCAGTTTATCAGATTGCACACAAAGGAACAAATAGAAATACGGTAGTAATTGGAGGAGCTACTACAACAGCACTGTTTGGCGATATTGATTGCGGTGATGGTGCTTTTGACCACATCAAGACGCGATCAATAACAGCCACAACAGCATCAAACTTCAACGCTATTTCATCATCGTCAATTATAACTGCAAGTGGAAAGATAAAGTCGAGTTCACATATCGAAGCGTCAGGACATTTCTATAACATTGGATCCGGAAATGATCTTTCAGACTTGAGTGTCAGAGGAACTAAGAAAAGAATATTTGACACAAAAGACTATGGAATGCAGGCGTTTTATTGTTATGAGATGGCATCACCTATTTTTGGAGATATCGGAAAAGCTACGATATCAAATGACGGAACTTGCCTGATTGACCTTGATGATATTTTCCAGGAATCCGTAAATGCAGAGATTACATATTATGTATTTCTGCAGAAAGAAAGTAACGGGGACTGCTGGGTGGAAGAAAAAGAACCGACTCATTTTGTGGTAAAAGGCACGCCAGGGTTAAAATTTAGTTTCGAGATAAAAGCAATGCAAACAAATTATGAACACATGAGATTTGCAGATGTGAGCGAAACAGCATACGACAGAGCTGTCGAGGAACTTGATTTTGATTATGCAGCGGAAGAGATAGAAATATCCGAGCCGGATTATGAAACCGAACTAGAAAATGACAGAGTAACCATCATTAATCAAATGGAGGCAGCAGCATGAAAAAAGTACTGACAAGTTTTATGAATTTATCAACCGGAGAGGGCAGCAGAATCGCATTCACTTATTCCGAAGTTGACGAAGATACCGGAAACATTATTAGCCAGAATAACAAAGGAAACTTTCTGGTGATGAACACAGAAGTACAGGGTCACTTGGATGCAATTAAAGAATATATTGCAACAGCACATTTGAAATAGGGAGGGACAAAAAATGAGCGAAGTTAGCAAAGAAACAGAAAGAAGCATGAAAGAAGATACACCAGAAGAGAAAAAGGTGTCCGATTCGGACACCTCAGAAGTACTTCCACTTGGAGCAATCCTGGACAAGAAAACAGAAGAACTTCGGAGCGTGATATTTAAAGAAATGGTGCAGGGCGGAATCCCTGCCTCATTAATGGATTATATGCTCACATCTATTCTTGCAGAGGTAAGAGATCTTAAAGCAAAGGAATACTCAAAACGCATTATCGGTAAGGAGGAGTAAACGTGGCTGATGTAAAGAAATATACGGATCAGATCGCAAAGGCCCAGAAAGGCAGAGACGTCCGTGATTCAATCGTCAATGCGATCAATGCGGTATCAGACGAAAACAACGAATACAACCAGGTAAAATCGGATATTCTTGCGGCACAGTCTGATATTGCAGAGAAAGTGGCAAAGAACGAACAGACAGAGCAGACATTTGCGGCAGATGTAAAAAAAGCGGAAGAATTAAAACAGGGACTTGATACAGACATCACCCAGGGAAACACTCTCAAGAGTCAGCTGGATACTGCAGTTAAAACGGCAGACACCAGTAAAAAGAACCTGGACGCGTCAAACACAACTGCCGGACAGACCAAAACTGCTTTAGATGGATCAGTCAGCACCGCGCAGACTTTAAAACAGGGCCTTGACTCAGATATTACTCAGGGGACAACACTGAAAACCGGTTTAGAATCTGACATCACCCAGGGAACAGCTCTCAAGAGCCAGCTGGATGCTACTGTTTCTACTGCGAATACAACAAAGAAAAATTTAGATGATTCCAACATGGCAGCAGGCAAAACCAAGACCGCCCTGGATACATCAAACACAACAGCAACCAAAACAAAAACAGATCTGGATGCAACAAATAAGACCGCAACCGAAACAGATGCAACATTGAAAAAAACAATTGCTGATATGGATGATCCGCAGACAGAAGTGGGTGCGATCATAGAGTCCGCAAAAACCGAAGCTAAAAAAGCAACGGAAGCCGCAGACGCTGCGACAGCTGCGACAAAAGCCTTGACAGCGCAAACAAATCACATAACATTTCAGATGAACTCCGAGGACGGAGGACTTGACATTGTTTATACAGAATAATTAGAACTTGTAGCAAACCTGCAGGTTCTTTTTATATACAAAAATAAAGGAGGAACAAACAGAAATGGCAACAGGAGACCAGACACTCATTAATTTTCCACGCGAAAGCACTATGAAAGAAATTTCACAGGCATTGCAGACAATGGCACTCACCCAGGCAGCAAACATGGAGAATTTATCAGACTGGGCGAAATTCAGCGGACTTTCCAGAAACGGGATGATTCCAAAGATTTTAAATTATGGAGATCAGATCCTCGAAAAATGGAAAGACACTACAGCAAATCAGGAATACGACTTCCCGTGGCAGTACACACATTCTGAAAATGTAGAGCTGGAGGACGGAGAAGTCATTCCAGGAACATTCCTGGAAGCACATTATACAACCCCGTTCGGATTACAGTTTAGTAACCGCGCATTCTTACGTTGTCCGGATGGACTGGCAGCAGGAACTTATCATTTGATGCTGCAGCAGAACTGGGGAAACAATGCGAAAGCAAACACATACTGGCAGTTTACTCTGACTAAAGACGTACCAACAGGCGGATCCGTATACGGATTTACACAAATGCCAGACGTTGCACCGAGTAACTGGAAAGCAACCTCTTACGCTGCAGATGGAATCACCACAATTGAAACCGTTGCAGTTACATCAGGATCAGACGGAACAGATCTGGGAACTATGCAGTATGCAACCAGAAACGGAAACCTCAACAGTATGCAGGAATCAGCATACGGCTGGAATCGCTGGAAATATTCAGCGGCCCGTCAGTGGCTAAATTCAACACAACCAAAGGGCAAATGGTGGACAAAACAGGACGACTGGGACATTGCACCGAGTCAGTTAACCACAAAAGACGGATTCCTCTGCGGAATGCCTGCGGATATGCTGGCAGCATTAAAGACGGTCAAAGTAACTACCCTTGCGAATACCGTCAATGATGGTGGCGTGACAGATATCACATACGACAGAGTATTCCTTGCATCCATGTCTCAGATGAACGTAAACATGAGCAAAGAGGAGGGAGCAGTTCACGAATACTGGCAGCGGAGAACAAATTCCAAAACACCAATTGAACCATGGAAAACCTATCCGATTATGATTAGATATTCAGCTGCGAACCACACATCACCTCAGAATGTGTTTTCTCGTTCAGCTTACCGTGGCAGCGCTTACAACGTCATGTGTGTGCACACCAGCGGCAACGTCAACGGCACGAACGCATGGGACTCGTTTGTGTATGCCCCGCTTGTCGTCGTATAATCAGCAATCAAATAATCCCTGCACCCACGGATGCAGGGATAGAAAGGAAAAGAAATGGCAGTTAAAGCAGGTGAGAGAAATGTACCGGACACACCGCAGAATAGACAGTTAAATGCAGTATGGTACGCAAGAGAG